GTTATTCAAGTAACTTCTAGTAGTGAATTTGTTGATATTTATGGGGATCCAACCGCACCTGCAGAATTATATTTTTGCAACACGGCTAAAGCATTATTTAACAGTCCAGCAAACGTATTTGTTTATAGATTACCTTATGGAAGTAATAAAGGTGTCGGTTTTGGTAACAATTACAGCGCTTTGGTATACCCAGCTTCTGCAATTGAAGTAAACAATGATAATGAAACTATAAGTAAGTTACCAGGTTTTACATCAACTTCACCCACTAGTACAACGCGTACAGTTTTAATAGGTAAACCTGAGCATTTTACACTAACACAAGACCAGTATTTTAAAATTTTACAAAAAGATGGATTCGATTGGGTGGATACAACTACTAAAAGTTTTAATAATTTAGCAGATTTAGGTAAAGCGGGTATTATTGTTTTAAATAAAGCTCAAACAACTATTGATCAATCTTTTCAAGGTTTTTATCTAGGTGCAATTGATAATACTAATTTAAACCCTGCTACTAATTTTGATGGAATTGGTTCAATACAAACCACTACATCAGCAATAGATTTGGCCAACGGTTCCAATTCATTTATTACTTTACCATCCACTAGATTAGATAATTTACTTTCATCTAAGTCTGATAATAATTCAGATACTTTCGGTGCTTCTACTGCAAGTATATCAGAGCAAATGGAAAATTTAACTGATTATGATATCTCTACAAATATATTTGATGATACATTATCTTTTGGATTATTTAGATTAGCTTCAACCCCTACTACAAATAATACCATAAAATTGAGTTTAAATTTAGAAGAAACTGTTGTAGGTTCTACAGATTATCACAGAAAAATTAACGACCCATTAGGTGGTGAGGCATTACCGTTCAGAGTAGAAACTGATCAAGCTTTACCTAATATGGATATTTTAGTAAATGACTTTCTAAGTAATAGAAAGAAATCTACTTATTTAAATCCAGATGGTGTACCTCTTACTAAAGTTAGATTTATTACAAGTAAAGTAAATACTACAGCTTTAGTAACTAATACCCTATCTGCAGAATTTGGTGCAACTAATTTAGCAACTTATGCTAAATTATCAGCTGCAATAGATGATGTTCAAGCTAATAACTTTGGAGATACAGATAGTTTATTTGCTTTGGGATCATTTGCTAATACAGATCTTAGTACTAAAATAATAGGTAATGTACCTCAAAAAATTGATAGATTATTAGATACAGTAGAAAATACAGAAAGATTTGATATTGATATTACAGTTGACGGTGGTTTATCAACAATTTATTCTACTACTCAATATTTAAATGCAGATTCATATGATGATATAACTGCAGTTCCAGCTATTAGTTCTTTTAGAACAACAAAGACTGATGTTTCACAAGTAAGTCAAGAAAATCAAAAATACAGAACATTTTGGAATGATGTAGTAACTAGATTTACAACCTTTGCTGAATTTAGAAGAAGAGATCATATCCATATTCTTGATTTACCTAGGTCAATTTTCGTTCAAGGTGAAAGTTTCTTAACTTTGCAAGACAGTGATAAAAACTTTTCTAGAGATATACTTAACCCGATTAAATCATTTGCAGGATTAGTAAATACCAGCTATGCAGCTACTTACGGCCAATGGGTACAAGGAACTGATTCAACTTATGGGGGTTTGTCATATCTTCCATCTTCAGGTTATCTTGCAGCAATTATGGCAAATTCAGATGCTAATTTTGACCCTTGGTTTGCACCAGCAGGTTTTGCAAGAGGTAGATTAACTGGAGCTGCAGGATTAGCATTAACACCTACTCAAAAGCAAAGAGATCAATTATATAAGATATCAGTTAATCCTATTCCATCATTCCCAGTTGAGGGTCCAGTGGTATTCGGTCAAAAGACTTTACAAAAGCTACCAAGTGCATTTGATAGAATTAATGTTAGACGTTTATTCTTATTTCTTGAAAAAGCAACTAAGAATACAGTTAGAAACTTTATATTTGAACCTAACACATTATTAACTAGAACAAGAATTGTTAATACATTAACACCAATTTTTGAAAATGTTAAGAACACTGAAGGGTTATTTGATTATCTAATTATTTGTGATGAAAGAAATAATACCCCTGATATTATAGACTCAAATGAATTAAGAGTTGATATATACTTGAAACCAACAAGAGCAGCAGAATTTATTTTAGTTAATTTCTACGCAACTAAGACGGGTACAGATTTCAACGAATTAGTTTAATAACAAAGTCATTTAATTAAATAATTACATGGCAGATGCAAAAGTATCAGACTTAATTTCAATAACTTCGGCAGAAAGTGATGATGTACTTTATATTATAGATACATCTACCAGTGCTTCAAGAAAGATAACTTTTAATAATCTAGTAGGTAATTCATTAGCAGCCCTAGAATCAAGATTTAATCTTCTTAGTTCTAACTCTTCAATAGTTTTATCAGGTAGTATAACTGCTAATACTGATAATATTACCCGTATAGATTCAGAAATGGATTTTTTAAGCGGAGAAGTAGATAATGCAAGAACAAATTTTGAAGAATCATCTGATTTAGTTGATAAAGGTTTTACTGGACCAGTTACCATTTCAGGCACGTTATTAACATTTTTAAGCGGAGTATTAACAGGGGTAAATTAAAATGGCAAATAGAAAATTAACAGAATTACCGGTATTGAGTCAACCTTCTTTTGATAGTAATGATGAACTTTATATAGTTGATACAGCTAATAATTTATCAAAAAAAATAACCTTTACTAGTTTAGTAGGTAGTACTTTAAGTTCAGTATCAGCTAATAATGATTTATATAATTTAAGTAATAATTCTGCAGTAGTACATTTATCTGGTAAAATTGATACTAATACAACTGATATAGCTGACATAAATACACAGAATTCTTCTACTAGTACAAATATTTTTTCAGCTACCAGTGAAATATTTGAACTATCAGCAAAAGTATTTTCTAATGAAACTAATATAAGTGTAAATGCCGCAGCTATTGGGGGATTTGTTACTGGTTCACTTTCATCTACTATTGATAATTTATCAGCTAATCAAGATTTCCTTGAAAATTCATTAATTTTTGGTAGATCAGGAATGAATACTGCCCCCTCAGTTATAATTGATGGTAATCCGGATTATTTTACATTTGATGGCACATTTTCAGGCCAGGCTATTTTTGATGAAAGTAAATTTAATACTTTAGCTGCTTTAAGTGCTTCACAAGCTACATCCATATCGGAAAATACTTCATTCCGCAATTTATCAGGTGCTAATGTTAATAGTAATAATATATTAGCTACTTCAACTCTAGGTTATAAATCTGGAACAGGGGGTACAGTAACACAATCTTCTAGTAAAACTACTGGTGTAACTCTTAATAAAATAAATGGTGAAATAGTAATGAATGGTGCGGAACTAGCAGATGATGCAACTGCTGCATTTACCTTAACTAACAGCAAAATAGCCGCAACGGACGTCGTTATTGTTAATGTTGCTAGTGTTGGAACAGCAGGGGCATATCAAGTTACTGTAGGGGCTGTTGCCGCAGGAAGCTGTAGTATAAGCGTTTTAAATGTTAGTGGTGGAGCTTTATCCCAAGCAATCAAACTTAACTTTGCAGTAATTAAAGCAGTTGCATCTTAATAAATATAGTATAAATGAATAAATATTAATAACCATGGCACAAACTAGACAAACAATACAAAATTTTTATACTCAAGCTCAAACAAAAGATTTTGCAAGAGACAATCTTTTTAGAGTTTTAAATATTAACTTTGGTAACGGAACGGAAATAAATTTTGATGAAGATGATTTAATTTATGCAACAACAGCTAATTTACCAGGTAAAGAAGTAACTTCACAGGCATTACCTTATATGGGTCTTAATTTTAATATTCCAGGAGTTGCTAAATATACTGGAAGTGATAATTATACTTTAAAATTTAGATGTGATGAAAGTTATGATCTAAGAAATAGATTTTTACAAGTACTAAATGATACTTTCGATGATGCAGATAGTACAGGAAATTATTTTATGCCTACTGCTGATAGTGTTATTGATTTAGCTCTTTTAGATAAAGAATTAGATAGAGTATCACAATTTCAACTAGTTGGTGTTGCTATTAAAAGTGTTCAAGAAATAGCTTATGATGTTACTTCAGATGGAACTATAACTGAATTTGACGTTACAGTTACATACCATTATTTTAGACAAACTGCTTAATTTATATATTCTTAAGAAAAAGCTCTCTCTTGAGAGCTTTTTTTTGTATAAATATATTAAATGGCCACTAAAATATTAAATTCAGTTAATAATGCTATAAGAGGGTTAACTAACCCTGTCAATAGAATATTAGGTGGTACTATAGCCCAACCTGGTTTATCATTATTTGGTACTAACTTACCCGGTTCACCTTTAGTAAGTTTTAGAGATTCATTTTTACGTAGCTTAAGTCAATGGAATACTTCTATACCGTTAAATACTCAATTTATAGTTTTAATAGATACATTTCCTCCAGGTTTAACTACGCAAGTTTTAAGAGATTTAGAACCAGTTGTTAGCTCCCAGGGTTTTGATATTAATTTAGCAAAAGAAACTACTACTAATTTTAAAAATCAAGGTATGGTGGGTTGTATTTTTGCTAATCAATTTAGTATACCTGATGATACAGTAGAAGCTGATAAAGCTACTATAATTAATAATCGAGGATTTATACCCGGTTCAGTTTTAAAAAATAGAAATAATTTTGGTAATTTTAATTTATCTTTAAGAGAAACTAATACTTCATTTGTAGATTTTGTAATGAGACCTTGGACTATTATGTCTTCACACTATGGTTTAGTAGCTAGAAACCCTAATGACCCAGCTGAGGTATTAAAAAATCCTAAAACTAATTTAACAGTGGTTCAATATACACGAAGTAAAGAAGGTTTATCTCAAATACCTAGAAAAACGTGGAGATTTTATAATTGCGTACCAACATCTATTTCAAATAGAGATTATGGATATCAAGAAGATGAAAGTGTTAAAAATTTTAATACTACTTGGACTTTTGATAATTATGAAATAAGTAGTAATTTATATCTCAGTATTAATGAGATGATAAAAGCTATTAATCCCTTTTATTAATGAATTCGTATTATTTTGAAGATTATAAAATAACTGAATTAAGTTACTTTGAGTATAAAGATTTAGTTAAAAATTTATTATCTACTGAAGATGATAAATTAGTAAATATTTTTGAAGAAATTATTAAAAAACATGTTACTGTTGACAGGAATTTAAATATAGGTGATAAAATAAAAATATTGTTAATATTGAGGAGTATGACTCTAGGAGAAGAGATTTCTATTAGTTTAAATAATAGAATTTTTAATTATGATATTAATAGAATTATTGATAGTATTAATATAAATAAAAATAATTTTACACATAAAAAATTGAATTTTAGTTTACCAAAAAAAATAAATTATAAAACTAAATTTGAATGTTTAGTAGATAATTTTGATAGTTTTATTTTAAATGATGAGGAAAAAGAAGTTGGTAATTTAAATTTTGACGAAAAAAAAATAATTTTACAAAACTTAATAGGTTTTGAAACAAAAGAAATTACTAAGGAATTTAATGATTATATTAGAGAATTTTACTTAACAACGATTAATGAAATAAAAATTAATCTTTTTGATGCAGATTTATTAACATTTATAAAAAATATATTTGAAAGTGATATAAATGAAATGTATGATATTGAATATTCAATAATGAATTATTTAAAATTTGACCCATCCGTTTTTCATGAATATGGTTTACCTGAATTAAGAATTTTCTTAAATAAATTTATAAAAGAAAAGGAAGAACAGAAAAAAGCAAAAAGTGGTAATCCTGAAATAAAAATATAAATAACGGTATGGATGATAATTTTAATAATCTATTAAAACAAATAGAATCTAATAAGAAAAATGTAATATCATATTCTCCTACATTTCAAAAAGATATTGAACTAACTCCTATAACCGTAAATCAACAAAGTTTAATTTTAGATTCAGTATCAGATATAAGTTTATTACAAACGAATCCTATTTACCTTATTATTAAATTTAATAATAATTTTAATGATATTATTAAAAATAATTTAGATAGGGAAATTTTTGAAAAAATAACTTCAATTGATAGAACTAATATTATTATCTCATTTAGGAAAGAGATATCTAATGAAGTTGATCAAGAAGGTGAAATAATAGATTTAGAAAAAATACTTGAACGTAATAAAAAAATAGAAGCTATAAATTTTAATAAAGTTGTTGAGAAAGACGGTTTTACATTTAATTTATCAGTGCCTACGTTAAGTCAAGATACTATAGTTAATAATATTTTAACTAGAAAAATAAAAGATAACCCGACATCTGGTAATATTATTAGTGATATTTATCTTTATGAAATTTTAAAATTTGTAGATACAATTCAATTTGAAGATAATGATGAAGTTAAAATAAAGAAAGACTATAAAAGTTTACAATTACTTAAAAAAATTAATCTCTCAACCTTAAGCCCTGTAATTAAATTTATAGAAGAAGTTAGAAATTATGAAGAGGAGTTTATAACAGTACCGGTTACAGAAGAAAAATTATTACTTACCCCAGACCTATTTGTAATTTAGTAATGTAAATAAATATTTACATGGCTGATATTACAATAATCGAAGCAATATCTTTATTAACAAAGGTATCTGCAGACAACAGTAAAATGTTAAAATCTTTAACTTCATCTGGTAATATAAGTGGTAATAAGAAAGGTAAAGAAGATTTAGTAAAAAAAGCTGCCCCTGTAATGGTTACTGATTTCGGTAAAGCAGCTGAAAAAGATTTAGCTAAACTAGGTGGGGATGCTTCTAAAGAAAGAGAAAGAGCAGATAAAGAAAATAATAAAAATAAAAATCTTTTAAGACTGTTAGGTTTAGCAGGGGCAGCTGCATTAGCATTGAAATTTTTATTTGAAGGTGAAGGTTTTACTGGTTTAGTACAAGGTTTTCAAAACGTAGTAAAGAGAGTAACTAACTTTGTTAGTAAAGCAAAAGGTCTTATAGATGATATAGGTAAAAAACTAGGGACGTTTGCTGATGATATAGGCAAAAGAGTTGGTACAATAGTTGATGATGTAATGGCAAAAACTGGTACCTGGGCTGCTAAAGCTAAGAATGGTATTAAAAATGCTATGGATGATATAGGTAGAAAATTAGGATCTTTTGGTGATGAAATAGCGAAAGGTGTACAAAAAGCCATTACCAGTGCAAAAAATGCAACTTTAAGAATTGCTGATGCTACTAAAAAAGCTGTTGCAGGTTCAGGGGATGATATTTTAAAAACTACTGCTAAAGTTGCTGCAAAAACAGCAACTTCAGGTACAGCTGCTGCTGTAACTCAAGTAGCAAATCAATCTGCTGCTGCACCTGAAAAACCTAGTAAACCACCAAGAAAAAGCAAAGGAGGAAGGAATAAAAATAGAGCAAGAACACTAGCTGCTCAAGCCGGTAAAGGAAAAGGTAGCCAGGTAATGAAAAAAATAGGTGGTTTATTGAAAAATATAAAACCATTATCACTATTGAAAGGTTTATTAAAATCCCCTTTATTAGCACCAGTTGTAGAATCATTTTTAACCGTAGGGGATGTAAGAGGTTATATAGGAGATTACGAAAATGGTGAAATATCTTTAGAAGAATTAAATAATAAAACTGGTACAAGATTAATTCAATCTATTACAGCTTTAATAGGGGGAGCTGGAGGAGCAGTGATGGGTAGTTTATTAAGTGCCCCGTTAGGTCCTCCTGGAATGTTTGTTGGAGCATTAGCTGGAGCAGTTTTAGGTGATGTAGCTGGTAGATTTGTAGGTAAATTAATAGCATCTTCATTAGGTGATAATGTAACAGGTTTAGGTGAGTTTGCTTTATCATCACCGTTATTTAAAGTTCCAGAAGTTCAATCTGCTCCAATAGATATAGATGACGGTATTATTTTAAAAGACGGTAAAGTTATAAAACCTGATACTCAAGATACATTGTATGCTATGAAAGATGGAGGTCCATTATTCAAAGCGTTAGATAAAACCCCTAAAATGATAGGTAGTTTAATGGATGTTGAGGTAGATAGTAGAAATTTATTAAGAGAACAAAATTTATTACTTAAAGCAATATTAGAAAAAACTGGTCTTACCCCTACAATGGTAGGCAATACTAATAATAATGTTAAAAATTTTGACCAATCAGGAGATTTATTTAGATCATTACAATCAAATTATTAAATTTTACTATAGTTTTTAACTGGCATTAAATATTTAAAATGCCTGATTTATATAGTTTTACTTTTGATGAAAATAAAATTTTACCTATTTTAGCAAGAGGTGGTTCTAATAGACTGGACCCTTTTAGTTATAATAGTGATGGTAGAATATATGGAAAAATTAATAATGCTTCAACAGATCCCATAGATGTAGTTAAAGATTTTCCTTGGACTAAAAGTCCAGCCACTTCAAGAACTGATGTACCTACGGTTTATATTAAAGAAAAAAGATTATTAACTAATTCTACTTTAGCTAATTTTTTCTATGGTGTATTAGCAGGAGCAGAAGTTTTAGAATCAGCAGCTGAAAGAGTACAAAGTGGTAATATACAAATAGGTGGTAATAGTATTAATGTATTTGATGCTTTAAGTGCTGCTGGAGTTTCATTTCCTGGGGTTCAAAAAGGTTTAACTGAAAAAGCTCAAAAGTTTGAAACTAACGTTGAAAAATATAAAGAAATGGCTTTAGGCTTTTTAGGAGAAGGTAACCAAAAAGATAATATATTAAAACCTTATAATGGATTATATTATACAGAAGATACTGGTTTTAAATATTTTTTACCTTATTTAAGTGATGATTATTTGATGGCCGATAATACATTTTCGGAAGACTCTCAAAAAATAGCAGGTTTAGAAAATATATCTCAAATTCTAGCTACTGGATTTAATACTGTTAGAGGTTTAACTTTTATGGATAAGCCAGGGGTATATGTTGAGCAAAGTAAGCAATATCAATTTGGTCAAGAAGGTAGATCATTTACCGTTACATTCCCTCTTTTAAATACAGGGACATATGAAGATATTAAAAGGAATTATCAACTTATTTTTGGTTTAATATATCAAAATAAACCTGGTAGGATAAATAGAAATCTTTTAGAATTACCTGTAATTTATGAATTTTTCATAGAAGGAATGGCATATATGCCTTATAGTTATATATCTCAAATTTCTGTTGATTTTATTGGTAATAGAAGAACTATGAATATTGATATACCTACTTTTAATGACACTAGTGAAAATGAATCATTAAATGAAAGAACTAATATATCTTCTATTATACCAGATGCATATAATGTTTCTATATCCTTTGAAGGTTTAAATAAAGAAACTAAAAATTTCTTAATTCGTAGTTTAGGAGACCCTATTATAAAGGTAAGAGAAAGAGGGGCTACTGAACCATCTTTAAATAACATAACATCATCAACTATAGGATTATAATGGAAGGAAATTATCAAAATAATATAATAGATTTAAAGAATTTAAATTTAACAAGATATGAAAATATTTTTAAAATTTATAATACCGGGGAGAAAAACTTTTTTTATTATAATATTAACAAAAAAATATCAATACCTGATAATATAGATGAAAGACTATTTTATCATATAGTTTTACCTTCGGGTATTCCTTTAACAACTTTATCATATAATGCATACGGTACTATTGATCTATGGTGGTTAATAATGATATCTAATAATATTGTAAACCCTATAAAAAAACTACCATTGGGTCAAAAAATTAGACTATTGAAACCTGAATTTGTTAGTCAAGTACTTGATTCAATAGAAAGTCAACTATAATGAGAAAAGATTATATTTTAAATAATCTTCAAGGGTTTGAAGCTAAAGCTAATTCATATAAAATTGATAACCAATTTTATCATATAAGGGCCATATTAATTAACCCTAATGGAGATAGATTAGATTTACAAAAAGGAGCTCTTTTTAATATTTCATTAACTGATAATTTATTTGACCCTTTTTTAAAAGGTGAAATATTATTATATAATGACAATCAAGCTATTGAAAAAACAGTTCCAACTGAATTAAACCCGCAAAAAGGTTTTACTTTTAGAGGTGATGGTAGAGATATATTATTTTTAGAAATTATACCGTTAAGAGATGTAAAGGAAGT